ACTCAATAAGCTTTAGCTCTACTGCATCTCCGTCTACACCGCTAATCTCTGTAGCCTGTACTGCCTTGCCATCTACACGATCTATTACTTCTTTGATCGCCCAGGGCTCGCCCTGTTCAGCAGCATCTACTAGCTTCTGAGCAATAGTCCTTAACTTACGGCTATCTTCTTGCACCAGCGCTATGCGTAACTGGTTGTAGAACAGCTTACCCTTCTTGCCGTTCTGATTGCCTAATGGAGCGCCAACTTTATTTATTGGTGCAATTTCTACCTTATTGATTTCTGTACTATTTTCCATTGCCATTCCTCTATGGGGTGATGGTGTAGTTTTTCTACAACTGTTGTTATTCTACAACTATTTCTTTATTCCGTAAAAGTAAAGATCATGCGTTTCATGCCCTATTGCAAACTCGTATGTAGAGAACATCTTGTCTATGTCGAACTGTTCTACAAAGTCTTGCTCTGTTAAGTTCCTGTAGTAATCCCCGCAAAAAGGTGCATCGTGTGGGCTAGTGCGTTTAGTGCCATGCTCTGCTCTGCCTGTAGTAGCGCAAGACATAACGATTAAGCCGCCTGGCTTAGTCATTTGCCACATATTTGCAAATGTAGCCACCCATTCAGGGTTATGCTCAAAGCACTCGCAAGAGATACAAGTATCAAATGTATTATCTTCTGCGTTGTAATCTTGGCCTTGGCATACAACATCTACGCCTTTTCCTTCGCCTAGATCAATCCCAATGTAGTCGCAGTCTGTAAAGAACTGCCTTACGCTACCGTTAATGTCTAAGCTACCAACCTCTAAAACTTTAGCGTTCTTAAAGTTGTTAGGGTAAACCCTAGATACTGCTTTTACAAAGTCCAACTGTTGTTGGTGAGCCATTTACCATTTACTCTTATCTGCCCAGTAAGCCGCAGACATCTTACCCTTAGCTATATTAGCTGCATGACGGGCTTTAAACGACTTCCTACGGGCTTTATCTGCTGCTGACTCACCTTTGGTCGCTGGGCTACCGCTAACGCCTTGCTGACCGTATCTGATGGTCTTAACCTTATCGCCTTCTTTTGCTACTACTACATGACTCTTAGTGGGATGGCTAGGTGTGCGCTTGGGCTTATTGAACCCTTCTACACCTACACGCTCAAATAACTTAGCGGCTTCCCGTACATTCATTTATTTCTTTTTAGCCTTGTATGGTTTAGCAGTCTTAGCGGCAGCTTTAAAATCTGCGGCTGATGGGGCGGCTTTAGAGCCTACCTTGTTCATCTTTTCGCCTGATCCAGCAGCGATGCGTTTCTTTTTTGCTGCGATGTTTGCGTACAAACCTGGTTTCATATTAGTCCTCGTAGTATTCAGCGCCTTCTTCCCAAGAATCACAGACCTTGCCAGACATACAAGCAAACTCGTATTTATGGCAGTAACCGTCAGACTCAGGAACTACAGGCTTAATTGCATCTAGGGCATCTGTGCTGTTGTCAAAGTAACAACAGTTAGCACAGTATCGATTTGCTGCATCTTCTTCTGTCAGACCCCAAAAATTGACCAGCTCTTTCCAAAAGTTGCCAGGATTGTTTAGGTCTTTAGGTCCAAAGTGGTGAGCCTTTTCTAAGGCTGCTGTCATCTCTTTGTTAATGTTCTTAGTAACGAGATATTCTACGCCTTTATCTTCTTTTTCCATCATCTCGTCTAGCAGACCCATCATTTTCATATCGTTACCCATAAAAAAAATGGGCGAATCTGCCCAAGACAATTTTAATGCTTATTTTGACTTTGTGCAAGAAAGGCATATAAAACGCTCGTTTAGCCCACCATTGTATTTTAGGAAAATGCCTCCATCTGTAGTCTTGTTAATCTTGCAACTTGTACAAGTCCGTACCGTGTGCTGCTTTTCTCTTTTTGTCCAGTTCGTGCTGGAGTCGTTTTTTTGCATTGCTGATGTCTTGTTCTAATTTATGCGCTGTTGTTCTAGCAGCATTGGCTAATTGGTTAATGGATGCGTAAGGATGGCTTACATAGCGTAGTTTAAGCACCTGTCGCTGATTTAAGGGTAATCCCTTGATTGTCTGCTCTATTAGCTCCCCATCTACATGGTCTGGCTCGTAGTGTGGTTCTTCTGGCTCGTACAGGCTTCCCAGCTCGGGGACATAGTTCTTTTCAAATGATCTGCAAGTGGTGTCAGGCTGTGGACCAACCACGCCCCATGTTACATACCATGCCCAGTTTTGTAGGCGCTGGGTTATAGAATCATTTTCCATTGAAATACTCGTAAAAGTCAGGTTCGTTGGTTTTCATCCATTCCATTGCCTCTTTGTGGTTTTTAGCGTGATCCATGCCTATTGTAGAGCTTCCAACATGGTGGACATAGCTACGGCTTACAAAGTTCGCAAAACCCTTGTAGCGCATCTTTAGGCATTGCACATCATCGCTGTACCAGTTAATTGATGGGAAGTCGATCCATGCGTCTTTGCTAATAGAGGCAAACAATGGGGATATGACATCCGATAGCTGGATCGTATCTTCTTCTACAAAGCGTATGCCATCCCGATCTGTGCCTGTTCTTATGTTCTGTAGTCCTCTGGCGTAGTCCGATCTAGCCGATACCCAGCCTAAAGGGTATTCCCGTAGATACAATGTATCTTCTTGCAGCTTTGAGTAACTGGTCGGGGTAAGGACAATATCGTCATTCGCCACAATAATATGATCGTGTTGTTTAAAAGCAACACTTACAGCGTAGTTGTACGAGTCACCAAAGTTGGTAAAGTCGTTAGGCAGATTGTGTGTCTTGTGGTTTTTACACAACAGTTCTGAACCTGCAATGTAAATTTCTACATCCTTTGGTACATAATGCTCAATAGATGCGAGCAATACGGGCAAACACTTGGCTGTTTTGGTAGCGATAACGATTGCGTTCAATGGTTAGCCCTGTTATGTAGTTCTTACAATAATAACCAAAATATTGTATTATTTCAATAACTTGTATAAAGGGCATATATGGCTAGTTATCACCTGACAGATGATGAGTGGATTGCTTCTTGGAAAACGATTGGTAGCCCTACAAAGTTTGCTAAAAAACACGGTATTGCAATTCGTAATGTTATGGCTCGTAGGCGCACATTAGAGAATAAATACGGAATAATCTTAGATACTTTTGCCAGCGATAATCCAGCATACTTTAAAAAAGCAGATCAAACGCCTGGGCATATTCGCAGGGGCATGGACATAGAAAAAGGCAGAGTTATTGTATTTAGCGATGCCCACTTTTGGCCTGACGAAACCACTACCGCATACAAAGCCTTAATTGAAATGATTAAGGAATATAAACCTACAGCTATTGTCTGTAACGGTGATGCGCTAGATGGCGCTAATATCAGCCGCTTTCCTAGAGCAGACTGGTCTAAGCTGCCTACGGTTAAAGAGGAGCTAGAGGCTTGCCAACATTACTTAGGGCAGATTGAAAAAGTAGCAAAAGGGGCTAAGATGTTTTGGCCTCTTGGCAATCACGATCAACGCCTAGAGATGTCAATAGTCGCTAACTTGCCTGCGTTTGAAGGTGTGCGTGGCACTACGCTAAAAGAGTATTTTCCGCTATGGCAGCCTTGTTATTCTTTTTGGGTTAATGAAGATACTTGTATTAAGCATCGCTGGAAAGGTGGATGGACTGGTGGCAGGAATAATGCAATGAACTCAGGCGTTAATATGATTACAGGCCACACTCATGTACTTTCAGCCATTCCAGTATCAGACTATAACGGTACTCGCTGGGGCGTTCAGACTGGCACATTGGCTGATCCGCACTCGCAGCAGTTTGCGTACACAGAAGATACCCCTAAAGATTGGGGGCAGGGCTTTGTAATGCTAAGTTTTGAACACAAGAAAATGTTGCAGCCTGAGATTGTGCGAGTAGCCGGAGAGGATTTAGTAGACTTTCGTGGCGCATTGCACAAAGTCTAGCGCATGAAGGCATGAAACTTACTCCATCCGTACTTCGAAATTTGTACTCCACGCTAGTATGTTGTTATCCGTATACAAAGTGGAAAATGCCATTGCCAGAAGAAGTTGATTTTCAAGTAACAAATGATCCCGATATTATGGGAACTTATTTATATGATACTGGTGGAGATTATGAACACACGATTACGGTATCTGCTGCTCGTTGTGCATTTATGACAACTATCCTTTCAACGATGTGCCATGAGATGATTCACATGAGTTTTCATCGTCAGAAGGGTGATAAATGGCTACATCACGGTAAGAACTTTCGAGATCGGTGTAAGCGTGTTGGGGTCGAGTTGGGATTGGATTATCTTGAACTCTAAGGCGTTTTTCCCAGCTTTTCGTTGACTCGCTCCAGTAATGCCTCGTAGGTAACTCCCCATTTAGACTCAAAACCTTTTGTACCCAGTCCGTGAACACCATTGTTTCCCCTATGGTGTTCTGGGCATAGCGGCAAGACAGGGGATGCAGACCGTTTAGCTCCGTAACGGCGCACATGATGGAGTTCTGCCGCAGAGCCTGTAATCCCAAGGACTTCGGAACAGAGAATACATCCGAGTCCTGCAATCTTGCTAAGTGCGATCTTTTCATCTTTAGTAGCCATTAATGAGTAGCACGATCAATAGTACGATTGGTTGCTTCTTGGCTGCGCCATATTTCAATCCGAGCCTGTGCCGCTATGAGCTGCCACTTTAGTTTTTCCTCTATCTCTACGGCTTCTTTAAGCCCTTTTAGCAGAGCAATGTAATCGTCTGTAGCGTAGGCTTCCATCTCTTTTGCGGCAATGCTAGAGGCGCTGGATTCCAGCATAAGTTTACTTTTGGCTGATCGCAGATAGTTCTCTATATAAGTTCTATTTGCTTTTGCTTCGGCAAAGACTCCTGATTGTTTGATGATGAACTCGACTGCTTTGTTCGGGCTAGTGTCCATTGCTTTTTTATTTCCTCTGTTAGTTTGTAGTACCCAGCCTCACCACGCTTTTCTAATACTAAGGCTAGTTGTTTCCGTCTTTTCGCTAAAGGCCAGGAAAGCAGGTCTTTAGCCTCGCAAATGTTTCTCCATTCCTCGCTGCTCGTGTTGATTGATTCGTTCACCTATCCACCTCATTACTGGTACTGCCATTGAATTGCCTAGCGCCTTATATCTTTGGCCATCTGCACAATTTTCTTTAATGTTAGTGTAGTTATCTGGAAATCCTTGTAATCGTTCACATTCTGTTGGCGTAAGTCTGCGTACTGCATAATCACTAGCAATAAATGTTTGAGCGTGATGGCTTTGCACAAACGGTCTTAATGGTTGCAACGCTGGGGTAACTTCCAATGGTGTAGCACTAAAATTGTTTG